ATTGTTACAACACCTGATGCAAATTTATTAACAACTGATGTCAATAATGTTATTTATCCCCAAGAATCAATTGTTTCTTTGGAGGAAACAAATATTGATTCAAATTATACTGCAACATATTACCCTTGGATTTTGGTTAGAGACCAAGTAAATAATACCCAAGTTTATATTCCACCAACAGCAGAAGTCTGTAGGAATTTGGCATTAACTGATAATGTGGCATTCCCCTGGTTTGCATCAGCAGGTTATAATAGAGGATTGGTTAATTCTGTTAAGGCAAGGTTAAAGTTAACCCAAGATGATAGAGATACATTATATCAAGGAAGAATAAATCCAATTGCTACATTCTCTGATGTTAATACTGTGATTTGGGGAAATAAAACCTTGCAAGTTAGAGAATCAGCATTAAATAGAATTAATGTTCGTAGGTTGTTATTGCAAGCACGTAAATTAATCTCTGCGGTTGCTGTGAGGCTTCTTTTTGAACAAAATGACCAGATAGTACGTCAACAGTTTTTGGATACGGTAAACCCAATCTTAGATGGTATTAGAAGGGATCGTGGTTTAACTGATTTCCGTGTTACGGTTTCAAATGACCCAGAGGATATTGATAGAAATACAATGAGTGGAAAAATATATATTAAACCTACAAGGTCTCTTGAGTTTATTAGCCTTGAATTTGTGATAACCCCTACTGGTGCTTCATTTGAAGACGTATAATGATGGATATAACCAACATTAAATACTATAATGGTTATTAATGATGGAAAAACACAACACAACCCCCCCCTCAATGTAGAAGTTGGGTGGGGGGTTAATCCTCATAAATAATATATTCTACAATCTGTGAACACCCATAAACATACCTACTTTCAACTTCACAAATGTACAGAATCTTTGCAGAATTATAAAATGAAAGATAACATCTTAAATTTTTCTCTGGATTCAGAATCAAACAATTTTTCATAGACTATTTTCTTGTCGTTGTCTACTCTAACATGGTGTATCTCATCAAAAATGCCTAATGATCTAATATTCCAAACTCCTGGAGATGTCTGTATATTGACTATTCTTTCTCTGTTTACAATTATTGAAATTTTTTCTGGGGTATTTCCTATTTCTCTATAGAATATATTTAAATTTTTATCTTCGTCATTATAATAAAGGGTCCAATGTAAATTCCTATGATATAACTGGTCTCCTATTTTAAGTAAATCTTTGCTTGGCAACTCAGAAAAGAAGATTTTATTTCCTGATTCAATAAAAAGTTTTTTTGTAAAATTTTCCAGATATAATAATTGAAAAGAGTGCATTTCATTTTCTATGAAATCCCTATTATATTTTTTAAAATTGTCTGGTAATGATTTCACCTTAAAAGATTTAAAACATCCAAGAATAAATCCACTTTCTTCTGGGTCTTTTCCATCTTTGGTGTAAAAAATAGTATCATACTCGTCCAGAAGCTTGCTATTTTTAATAATTAAATCCTTATCTAATAATTCGCAATCGTATTCCATATGGTGCATGTTTTCATAGCCAAAATTTAAAGCTATCTGGGCTGCCATTGAAAGCATACGGTAAATAGCAAACCCATAAAATGTTTTTGAGAAAAATTTAGATACTATCTTTTTATTATCAAATGTATAGTAAGAAAATCCAAGAAGGTTTGGATTATCAGATATATCATTATTATAATCATATAAATAATAATGACATTTTTTCTGAATATGAATTGGGATGTGTGAATGAGATATTAAAACAATGTGAAATCCGTACCTTCTAACAGAATCCACACATCTCTCTAATATAATTTCTTGTTCTTCTGTTGGACAATATGCTGATATGCAAATTAAATCTTTCATTTTTTCTATGTTTTATGTTTTGCATAAATATATTAAAATTAATTTGTTAATCCAATTTGGGTAAAATTAAAATACCCCACAATGGAGGTAGGGGGGGTTAATTCACTTAATGATAGATATAACCAACATTAAATACCATAATGGTTTATAATGATGGAATTTTACAACAACCCCCCACTTCAGCTTTGAGGTGGGGGTTTTTTTTTGGGTTTTTAAATATATATATTAAAATACTTACAATTATGAAATTAAGAAATATTATATCAAAAAATATAAATGAATATTTGTTTGAAGCACAAAAAATTAAAACTAATATAAATGATAATTTTTGGAAATGGTTTGGGGATAGTAAAATTATTGAAAATAGAGAACCAATTTCTGTTTACCACCAAAATGTTTCTGGGGATAATAATTTTAATGAGTTTATTCCCCAGAGTTTTGGCACCTTTGGTCAGAATTCAATGTTTTATTTTGCAAAAGATAAAAATTGGGTCAAAAACTTTGTGAAAACTTTTAACAATTCAAACAAAGAAAAACCAAGAGTTTTTTATTTATCAATACAAAATCCATTAAACTTACAAAATCTTTTGTTAACACCAAAAGAATGGGTTTCATTTTTAGAAAATAAAAACCTATTAACTAATACAATTAAAGATTCTCTAAATAATATGCCTAACTGGGCTTATGGTGGATTTAACAAAATACCTTCGTGGAAAATATATAGGTATGATTTTGGCGAATTTGTTGATAAATTAAAAGAAAATGGATATGATGGGGTTATTCAAACTGATGCTAATTATGGTAGAACTAATGATTTAACTACCTATGTTGCAATTAAACCTAATCAAATTAAATCTGTTAAAAATGATGGTAGTTGGGATATAAATGATGATAATATTTATTCATAAAACAAAAAACCCCATTTCTTTAATTAGATTTGGGGTTTTTTTATATGTTAGGGGCAATTACTTTACTTTAGCTATGTCAAGTATTATTTTTTTACATAATATATAATTTAATGAAAAAAAATACTTTACCAAAGAGCAATCCCAATGTTGCAATGTATATTGCATTTGGATTATGGGGTTCATTTTTATTGGGGGTAATATATACCCCAAGCAAAATTAAATATGAAAAACAATCTTATCTCCCAATAATTCAACAAGAAACAGTTTTTATTGAAAAGGTGATTGAACCCATTAAAGTGAAAGTTGATACAACAGAATCAATCATACCAGAAAATGATGTGCTTGAAGGTGTTACAATAATTGATGAGGATGCTTATTCAAAAAGGTCATATGTTTATGATATTCGAAATATGGATAAGACTGCATTGAGAAAACATCTTAAAATTAATGGATTTAGAAATTTGGATAAAGCCACTTTGGTTCAGATGAGAAGAATGTGGATGGCATTTCATTATGAGAGTATGTTAATGAATTTACATCTGCTAACAGAATTCCCCATATCTATGCTCTATTCATTCTTTATCATTGAGGCAACCACTAATGGCATTGAGACCAACTTATGGCGACTGCACGCAAATGCAGGGGGGATGAAGGCATTTAAGGGGTATGGTTCTGTGACATATAGAACCTATGAGGTGATAAGGGGAAAAAATGTAACTATGAAAGCAAAATTTATGAGTGCAAAAAATACTCAAGAAGGAATTGAGGCTTGGGCTAAAGTATTAAATTCAGGAAGATATTATGACTGCAAGAAAGCAAATTATAAATTACCAAAGAAACAATTATATGAAAGCATATGCAAGTGTGTTTATGAATCTGGATATCATACAGACCCCAAGTATAAGTTTAGAGCACAATTTATGACAGAATTTTGGAAATTCAAAACAGAAAACCTTCCAATTATTGTAGAAGAATTTTAATTTAACTTGGTTGCTCATTAAATTTGGGCAACCATTTTTTTTTTTGGATTTATAAATATTTATAAAATAAAATAATATGAAGATAATTGAAGGATTTAATGAAAAGTCAACCCCAGATATGAAATATTACGCATTTGACTGGGATGATAATATTGTATATATGCCAACAGAAATAATATTAATTGATAATAATGATGATGAAGTTGGAATGTCAACACATGATTTTGCAAAATATAGAGGAGATATTGGAAAAACTGAATTTAAATACAGGGGAACAACAATAGTTAATTATGCTGATTTACCATTTAGGCAATTTAAAGTTACAGGTGATGAACAATTTTTAAAAGATATTTTAATAGCAAAAATAGGTCCAGCATTTGATGATTTTAAAGAAGCAGTTAATAATGGATCCATTTTCTCAATTATCACAGCAAGGGGACATAATCCTGAAACATTGAAAAAAGCAGTTAAAATATATATTGAAGAAAATTTTAATGATATTAGTAAAAAGAAAGTTATACATAATCTTAATAAATATAGAGATTTAATCCCAAGTCAAAGTGATATTGATATAATTGATGAATATTTGGATTTATGTAAATTCTATCCAGTTTCTTTTGGATCAGGTAGTGCTGCTAATCCAGAAGTAGAAAAAGTGAAAGCATTAAAGGAATTTTATGAATATTGTAAAGAAATGGCTAATGAAATTAAAAAAGCATTTGAATTTAAAAATGAAGTTTCTGGTGAATCATTGAAATTCTCAATTGGATTTTCTGATGATGATATGAAAAATATTGAAACAATGAAGAATAGTATAAATAAACCAGAATTAACAATATATTCAACAAATAAAGGTACTAAAGAAAAAGTATAAATTTATATTATAGTTTATATTATAGTTTATATTATAACTTATAATATATAATACAATATATAGATTTGATAGAAAAAAAGTAAATAGTGTTTTTTAAATTATTTTCAAAATAAAAAGAATACTACCAGAATCATAGATATGTGGAATACCTCTTTCAGCCATTATCTGTGATTCTGTTTTATTTTTGTCAAATCCTTCTTTGATTAATATATCTTTTCTAAATTCAAATCTATTTTTTCTTTTTTTATTTATTATATAAAAATAATTTGGATTGGTGTTTTTGATTCTTTCAAATCCTAATGTTTGGTATAAATCACCTTTGCTCCATCTTCTATCAGCATAACTAACTATTTCACTTGGATTATATGTTTTAATAAAATAATTCAATAATCTGGATGCACCCCCAATTATATTTGTATTCAATTTGTTACAAAACCTAATAAGTTCATATTCCCCAACTGTATTAATTTTATTTCCCAATGCTTTTCTTTTCTTACCAAATGTCATAATTGAAACCAATATATCATTATGATATAATCCAATATTTATTGAACTTCCAACTTTACCTTGGATATGGTTCTCATCCAAGAATAGTGATTTATCTTTTACTTCAACTTCTTTTATTGTGCATTTTCTAGCATATAATCTATTGGTGTTTTTCCCCAACTTATTCAATAATATACTTTTAACAATTTCTTTTTTAGTATCCCACTCATCTTCAAATAATTGAATTAATTGAATATTTTGTGTTTCACATATATCTGTTTTTTTCTGATGATATTCTTTGGGTTTAAATATGTTGGAATGCCAATAAATACCATTGAACTCAATTGCAATATTATGTTCTGGGATGTATATGTCAATTTCTTTCTTATTTAAAATATTTCTATCATTTTTAATATATTCAATATTATTCTCTGTTAAGAATAAACATAACTCATTTTCTTTTATGGATGATGATTCACTTATGGGATTACAGTTGGTGCATGGATTTAAATCAGTACCAAATCTATAAAATAATAAACTTCTATAAATGGTATATTTGGAATTACATTTATCACATATGATGTCAATGTCAACCCCTTTGTCATTTATAATATTTAAATTTTTATATTTATCATTAAATGATTCAAGCCTCTTTTCTTGATTCTTTATCCTGCTTTCAAGTAATAGTAGGGGTGTTGTAACACCATATTTCTTTAAATTAGTTTCATTCCTATTTTCTTTTGAGGATTTTAATTTTGACATATGTATTACACCATATTTATCTAATACTCTTGATTGAATATAAGCAGTATCTTCAAATATATTCTGAACACCAAAATTACTTAATGTTGTTTTTTTTATTTTATCTTTAATTATATTAGAATGAATAGGTGAATTACCCCCATAAATGAGGTTGTTTGTTCTTTTAACATTCTCTATATGCTCAGTATCAGAATTAGCACAACGTATCATACAATAGACACCATAGCCCTCATTTAAGGATCTTTTAAAACTTAACTCCTTTCCACATTTCTTACATCTTGGTATTTCATTTTGCTTATGGATAAAATGCCATATTTTTTGTTTGAATGGAAGGTATTCAAGGTTTTTGCAAAAATCAATAATCTGATTATATAAGGTTATATAATTATTTTTAATAAAACTTTCTTTTGTTTTATAGCCTGATTTGTTATCTGTTGTAAAAAAAATCAATAAATCCATTTTTTTTTTTATTTACTGGATATTTATTAAATGTTATATCACATAAAAGATGTGAATATAATGCAAATATAAAAATAAATATTTAAAAAAAAATAAAAAAATATAAATATGGCTGATTTATTAATGAAAATGCCCGTTCCTTACGAACCAAAAAGGCAAAATAGGTTTATTTTACGTTTTCCACCAACATTAGGTATTAATGAGTGGTTTGTGGAAACAGCATCAAGACCAAAAATATCAATTGGGTCGAAAGAAATTGAATTTTTAAATACATCAACATTTGTTTCTGGAAGATTTAAATGGGAAACAATGAATATTAAATTTAGAGACCCCATTGGTCCATCGGCATCCCAAGCATTAATGGAATGGGTTAGACTACATGCTGAATCAGTTACAGGTAGAATGGGTTATGCTGCCGGATATAAGCAGGATTTAACCTTGGAGATGCTTGACCCAACTGGTGTTGTGGTTGAAAAATGGATATTACAAGGTTGCATTATAACTAGTGCTGACTTTGGTACATTAGCATATAATAGTGATTCTTTGGCTGATATTTCAATAACAATTCAACCGGATAGATGTATATTAGTGTATTAATTTAGCCTATCCTTTACATACTAAATAGAAATCCATATATTATTATATAATATATGGATTTTTCATATTAGTGAATTCTTCAAAGAAGGTAAATAATCTATTTTCTTTTAATTGTTATAGCTTATTTTTAAGATAAAAAAATGGAAGATAAATCAAAAGAATATGGTCAAATGGGTTTTGACTTGCCACATGATGTTGTTCCCCTACCATCGGGCGGGGTATTTTATAAGAGCAAAAAGAAATCTGTAAAAGTGGGTTATTTAACTGCTGCTGATGAAAACATATTATTAGGTGGGGCAAAAGATTTCACACTACAATTATTAAGAAATAAAATATATGAACATGATATTAGACCTGAAGAATTAACAGAGGGAGATATTGAGGCAATATTATTATTTTTAAGGAATACATCATTTGGACCAGAAATGGAATTAACTCCTACTGACCCAAAAACTGGATTAAAGTTTAATGTGACAATTAATTTGGAAAGAATTAGCATTAGAGATGGAATTAAACCAAGTGAAGATGGATTCTTTGACCTTACATTACCAAAGAGTGGTGATAAATTAAAAATAAAAATATTAACATATGGTGATGTTCTTGATATTACTAAAATAATTGACCAATATCCAGAAAACAGAGTAGCACCAAGAGTAACCCTTAGACTTAGCAAAGAAATTGTTGAGGTTAATGGTAATAGTGATAAGTCAAATATTGCAAAATATGTTGAAAGTATGCCAATTGCTGATTCTAAATATATAAGAAAATTTATTTCAGAAAATGAGCCTAAACTTGATTTGAAAAGAGAAATAATAGCCCCATCCGGAGAAAAGACCACAGTTTATACAGGTTTTGGGGTGGAGTTTTTTCGTCCTTTCTTCGGATTATAGACAAAGCCAATTAAATGATTTTTATTATTTAAATAAGTTATTAAATGTTTCCTATTCTGATTTTCTCATTATGCCAATTTTTATGAGAAAGTTTTTAATAAATAAATGGATTGAAGAAAATAGCAAGGGTTGATGTAAAAAATCAACCCTTGTTCTATTTATAATAAAATATTATTATATGGCTTCTGAACCTATGTATGAGATGTTATCAAAAACACTTGCAATATATGGATTAAATACTACTGATATAAAAGAAATTCTGGATGGCTTCATACCATCATATGGTGCATATATGGGTGGTTTGGCAGCATTAGATGCTGGCTCTTCAATACTTACAGGTCAACTAGCATTAGGTAGGGCTAGAGTTATTGAATTTCAAGGTGCATTAAGAGATACCTTACCATTATTAACTGAAATTGGTGGAAACTTTGAAAGTATTGTTAAAGCAATTACTGATAGCACAGGTGCATTACAAAGAAATGTAATTTTTACCCCAGAGATATATCAAGAATTATATGCTACAACAAAGGTATTAAATACAGAGATAGGTGTATTAATTCCAGCATTTGAAAGTGTTGGTATAACAACAGCAAATATAACAAAAAATGTTGAAAATTCTTTAGATTATATTAGGTCAATAGGTGTTGATGCAAAAAAAGTTATGGGTAGTGTTGTTGAAAATACTGACATGTTAAATAGGTTTTCATTTAAAGAAGGTGTTTTAGGTTTTACAAAAATGGCAGCACAAGCATCTATGTTAAAAATAGATATGAGTGCTGTTCAAAATTTTGCAGATAAAGTTTTTGAACCAGAAGGCGCAATTGAAGTGGCGTCAACATTTCAAAGATTGGGAATTTATGTTGGGGATTTGATTGACCCATTTGCATTATTAAATAAATCATTAAATGACCCACAAGGATTGATAGTTAGTTTGGCTGAAGCAGGACAAAAGTTTACACAATTAAGTGAAGATGGGACTAGATTTGAAATAAATCCATCAGCTATCAATCAGATGAAAAAAATGGCAGAATTGGCTGGTTTAAGTTTAAAAGACTATACCAAGACAGTTTTGGCTCTTACTGAATTTAATGATAGGATTAGTGATTTTGATTTTTCATTTGATATTAGTGAAGAACAAAAAATGTTTGTTGCAAATATGGCTTACTTAAATAAAGATGGTAAGTATGTGATTCAAATAGAGGGTTCAGAAAAATTAGTCACAAGTTTAAGTGAAGAACAAATAAAGAAAATAGCAAGTGATACTGATGGGGAAAAAACAATGGTTGAATTAGCAAAGGATTCATTAAGTGTTGCTGATGCAACATACAATAGTCTAAATGCAATTAAATATAAAATACTCTTTGGTTCAATGGGAGATGACACTCTAAGATTCAAAGAGGATTTTAGGGAGATTAACTTGGCAAAAATAAAGCAATTATCAGATTCAATACCAGGAATGTCTGAACGTGAAAATATTAATAAAGAGATTTATGAATCTTTAAAAGCAGATAATATGGCTGATACTCTTCATGGTGTAAATGATGCATTTAGTGATTTACTTACAAACATTGGAAATGAATATGGTGGTGCAAATAAAGCATTTTATGATGCAACAACTAGTGGTAATCAAGCAAAAGCTATGTTTGATGCATTAATAGACCCATTAGGTACTGTTATTGGTAATTTACAACAATTTAATGACACAATGAATACCGCCATAATAAATACAATTAATGATTATTTAGAAGGTAATATACCACTTGCAGAAGGCGGACTTGCTTATGAGCCAACTAGAGCAATAGTTGGGGATAATAGAAATGCACAAACTGACCCCGAGGTTATAGCACCATTATCAAAGTTAAAATCAATGCTAGCCACAACAAATAATGTATCTAGTGAAAATAAGCTTACCATTGAAGTAGTCCCAATTAATGTTGATGGGACAAAAGCATATAGTGAAATTAAAAATTATGAATTTTATTTAAATAGTCAGAATACTGACAAGAAATTAAATATAAAAACTAATTTTGGTAGAACATAATATTTTTTAATATGAGTAGTCCTTTAGATTTTGGAAATAGTGAATTTTTTAGGGAAAGGTTAACAAAAAGAAATTTAATTCCTTATAAAAAATCAAAATATGGTAATACACCCCCCTTTACTTATGAAGTCTCGCCATTGAGTGATTATTCTGTTAAGGATAGTGATGATACTTTAATTGATACGCCAAAATTTGCAAATGAGGCATATAATTTAAATTCATATGGTAATGTGGGTGGATATAAGGATGTTACAGATCCTTGGGTTATATTTAAAAATAAAAGTAATATTGGTGAATATATTAAATCATTTACTCCATTAGATTATACACTTAATGATATTATTTTAAATAACACTAAAGTTAAAAGTGATTTAAAAAATGATTCATATATTGCCAGATTAAGTTATAGCAAATTAACAGAGTATATTAATGAAAGGGTTGGTCGGATAACAGAGAAATTTAATAGGGATGAGGTGGTAGAAAAAACCATTTCTTCTATAAATGATCCATTTGATGTATATAATTTAATTATAAATCTTGACAAATCAAAGCAACCAACATGGGTTATATCCAAATCAAATAATATTATTCTTGCTGCAACTCAGGTGGCTTCAGAATTTGGGGGGATTGAACTTCCTTTCTCTCCAATTGTGGGGAGTTATTTTGATGAATCAATTAGTTTAAATGGTAAATATAGAAAGGGTATTATTTTTAACCAAAAAAAGAGTGGTTCACAATTATTTTTTGACAATATGGGTGTTGGTCAAAAGTCTGTTTTGTTTAATAATATTAAAAGCAATTTATATCAGCCAAATTATAGGGGGACTTTTACAATAAATACATTTTCAGATTTATTTAGAAAGAATAATAGTTTATATTATGTTGGGGATAGGGATTTAGATATTACAGATATTACAGGTCCAGATAATGATATTCCAGTTGACCAGTTTGGTAGAAAAGTTAAAATTAGTGTTTATGGACCAACTGATGTTTCAAATGATTATGAAGGGGATACATTTGAGCCTTTAAGTGTTTTTAATGGTGTTGCTGACATTGAGGGGGGTAGTATTGAAGGTGGATTAACTTGGGTGTCTCCCAAGTATAATATTAATGCTGGTGATAATGTTGGTAAAGGGGGTGAAGTTTATGTTGGTGGTGGTCCATTACAATCATCATTTGAATCAAATCAATCAACTAGATTTACTTTTAAGAAAGGGTCAATTTTAGACGACACACAAAGAATAATTAATTCCATACCTAGCGGGCCAAGTAGGTTTAAACATGTTGGGAATGCAATTGACCAAGTTAGTAAGGTATTTAATGATGGTTATAAAGAAATAACAAAAGGTTCGAGAGTTAGAAGATATCAATATACTGATCCCAAAACTTTGAATGGTGGTTCTTTTCAAGAATATTGTAGATTATTTACAAAGGATAGCCCATATATGACCCACAATAGGCTTCAAAAGAAAAATGGTATAACAAACCAAGGGAGGCGACTAAAAGGGTCTGTAATTGAAAATACATATGATTTAAGCATGTACCCTAAAAAGGGAAATGATAGCAAAAAATATATGTTATCTTTGGAGAATTTGGCTTGGAGAACATCAGACAAACAATTAAATCTTCCAGAATGTGAAAAAGGTCCAAATGGGGGTAGGATAATGTGGTTTCCACCATATGATTTAAAGTTCACAGAATCATCAAGTCCAACATGGTCTGAAAATGAATTTCTGGGTCGTCCAGAGCCAGTTTATACATATAAAAACACACGTAGAACAGGTAGCATTGAGTTTAATATTATTGTGGATCACCCATCAGTTTTGAATGTTATCACAAATCAAATTTTGAAAAATGACACTTCATCAGAAAATATAAATAATATTATAAATTCATTTATTGCGGGGTGTTTAATATATGACATTTATGATTTGGCAAAAATATATTCAACAATTAAACTTGATGAATTGCAAGAACTCCAAACAATTATAAGAGAAAATAAAGTAATAAAAGAAGATTATGCTTATATCCAAAGAACTGTTACAACAAATCTTGACCCAGTAATACCAAAAGATGAACCAACACCAGAAGTTAAAGCAGATACAACTTTTGAGAAATATGTAAATATTGGACTTTACTTTGATAATGATATACCAAAATTAGCAGAAGGGGATTATAATGCTTTATATAATTCATATACCGCTAATCCTACATATAATAATGGGGATTTAAAAAACTTTATGGACAACATTGTTATTGATAATTTCAATGAAATAAAAAATTTAGCAAATGATATTAAAGAGTTCAACAAAAATAATCCACAGGGTAAAATAACAATTACTTTAGCAAGTTCAGCATCAAAACCAGGTACTACTACATACAATAAAAGTTTAAGTGAAAAACGTAATGCTGTTGTCAAAAAATATTTAGAAACAATAATTACAGAAAAAAATATTACATATGATCTATCACCTCTTGGTGAAGTAGCATCAGTTACACCAAAATCAAGTAAACCAACTACTACACAAAGTCAAGTAAATTGTACTAATTTTTCTGATGACCCTATAAAGAGTGTACCAGCTATGGCTTGTAGAAGAGTTGCTATAGCCAAGATAGTGGCAGAAAAAAATACAACCCCACCAACGCCAAACCCAGCACCTATTACGCCAACAACTATAACAACAACAAGTGATGTTAAAATAAAAAAAATAACAACAGACATTAAGCAAGAGGAGACATCAAAAAAAATACAAGGTAAAGATGTTTCAAAAAAAATATTACAAAATTTATTAACAGAATGTGATTATTTTGATGTTATAAAAGAAACTGATCCATTTATATATGATAATTTAAAAAGCAAATTTAAATATTTTAATCCAGCATTTCATTCAACAACACCAGAAGGTTTGAATAGTCGTTTAACATTTTTGCAACAATGTGTTAGACCTGGGGATACAATACCAACAATTGATAAGAGTGGGGGTTTATCATTTAAGGATTCAAAAAATACAAGTTTTGGTATTCCACCTGTTTTAATATTAAGAGTTGGTGATTTTTATCATACAAAAATAATACCAGATACATTAAGTTTATCTTATGAAAATTTGGATATTAATCCAGAGGGTATAGGGTTGCAACCTATGATTGCAAAGGTGCAATTATCATTTAAATTTGTTGGTGGGCATGGCTTGAGCAACGCTATTGACCAATTACAAAATGCTCTATCATATAATTATTATGCTAATACAGAAGTTTATGAACCTAATGCTGAAACTACTGATTTTAGTTTAGTTGATATGGATAAAGAATTGTATGATTTTTATTTAGAGAAAGAAAAGGTTATAATTGACCCTACTAGTGATATTAAAAACACTCATTATTCATTAATAGGTGAGTTAAATACTAATGGTAATTGTTTAGATTATAAAAATTTCCTAACTAAATTTAAAGAAGAAACAAATAAATATATTGATAGTATTTCTTCTTTGATGTTAATTTTTGAAAAAGACAGTAATTTTGATGTTTTACAATATATGACATCTGATATGTATTTTATACGTGGGGAGATAACACAAAATAATTTTATTAATTTGCTTGGAGTACCCAACCCATCTATAATTAAAAAAATTGAGAATTATTATGATAATATAGTTGATAATATTAGGAAAAATGATGATGATTTTATTAATGCAATTAAGAATAATAATTTAGATAAAACAAATTTAACTTTATTAAAAAATCGTTATGAATCATATATATTTGATAAAAAAGAAACATTAATAACTAATATAGATAATTTTATAAATCAGGCAAGAATAATTCAAGCAACTTATTTGACCTATTTGAATAATGCAGGTTTGATATTATCCACATTAAATGGTGCAACTGGGTATGACTTCCAAGTATTAGATGATAATACGCTTGATGTTTATAAATTAACAGGAAATACAACTACTATATCAACTTTTATTAATAGTGTAGGTGATGTATTAAATGACTTTTATAGTGGATTAATTGAAACTTTTGATTATTCATCCAATTCAATTGGATTAGACCAAATATTTTTTACTTCAAAATATTCAGAACAAAGAAGTTTGGTATATTCATTTTTATATCATGGTTTTGAAAAAAATGAGGAATTAACTAATTTTAGGGAATTTATGTTTAAAACATTGTATAAGCCAGATGTTTATCAAGAACCACTTAGGAAAACCCAAAATGAATTTTATGAATATTGGGAAAAAGAACAGAAATTTTACAAAATATATAATGATGATATACAAAATAAAAATAAAATTAATAGTGGTTCAAATTTAAGAAAATATGTGGGTAGTGGATATAAGAGTAAAACTACTAAATTACCCCAAGTTAGTGGAGATTATTGTATAAATTACATTAAACTTGGTTTGATACCAGATGATTTAAAAACTGCATTATTATATATTAAAAGTGATTCTAACTATGATAGTAATGTCAATAAGTGGTCAACTATTAAAGATGGCATAATATATATTAAAAATAATTTATATTAATGAATTTAAAATATTATAATCGTTATTCACCGTTTTTAGTGAATGGGGTTCAAAAAACTGTTCCGTTTGTTACTTTACCAAGTAAGAGTTCAGATATTGTTTTCTTTTATAAGAAAAATAGGACAAGACTTGATAAGATATCACAACAATATTATGGAACTCCTTTTTTTGGCTGGTTAATTCTTTTGGCTAATCCATCTTTTGGTGGATTGGAAAATGACATTTTTGATGGGGCAATGTTAAAAATACCATTTCCTTTGGAAAGTTCCTTGTTAGATTATAAAAATGCAGTAGAAAATTATTATTTTTATTATGGTAGGTAATCAAGGAGATATTCATGTGATATATGACTACCAAAATGTTATATATATTGATCCAAACAAGGTTGTTAATCTTAATCAAGAGGTTGTTGATAGGGGTGTTATCCCAGAAGACTTTGTTATGTATGCAAATCTTGAAACAAAGTTAATACCAAGAACAAAATTACTTGTTAATGGGGCAGCAAATAATCGTATATCAACGGTTAGATTAGGAAGTATTAATTTTTTAAATCCAACCAATTCTGAATATTTAACTTCAAATTATTATAATGAGTTTACTGGTAAGGACACTCTTGAAAAGAGGGGTGTAAACCAGAAACAAGTTTTTGAGGTAAACCAAGGGGGTGAAACATTCTTTAAAGATACTGCAATTAATGTTGAAAATAACGCATTATTTGGAATTAAGAAAATAAGTATAAAAACAAATTCATCTTTTATTCCCACTGTTAGTATTGAGATGGAGGATGTTCAAGGTAGAGCATTATTTAGTTTGGGGGATCAATCACCATATGCTGCATTTTTCAATTTACCTTACCCCCCATTTTATTTGACAATTAAGGGATATTATGGAAAAGCAGTTAGATATGAATTATGTTTGGTTAAGTTTAATTCAAGATTTAATAATACAAGTGGGGATTATTCAATTAGTTTGGAATTTATTGGTTTTAAGTACAATGTATTAAGTGAAATTAATATGGGTCACTTATTGGCTGCACCCCATATGTATAGTAAAAAATATCAGGTTGAGGCTAAAGACTTAACAAGTTCTTATTTATCCAATCAAGCAAATACCCAAGTTGGGTCAATTTCGCAAGCAAGCAATTCAACAACTAACAAAGTTTTGGAGATTAATACAGAATTAGGTTATCAGAAAATACTTGAAGTATATAAAGATTATAAATCTAAAGGATTAATTGATGCTGATTTTCCAGAGTTAACGGTTGCTGAATTAATTAATAAATTGGAATTATTTCAACAAAATATATTAAATAATGCAAATAAAGTTTCTGTTGAGGTATTGACAGATGGTAAAAAGTATCAGAAAACATTAAATGATTATTATAAGAAAGTTAGGGGGGATGTAAAATGCTGGTTTACCAAATATATAAATGTAAGACCTGTTGTTTTTAATAGTGGTAAATTAGGATACACATTAAAAAAAGAAATATTAGACAAAGCGGCTGAAGGTAAAATAAAAGAAGTTGATGATGAGTTAAAAGCTATTATTAAAAAATATACAGATTTATTAAAGGATAATAAATCATTTGGGGATAATGGAGTTTTTAAAATAAAAAATAATATAACTTATGATTTTCTAATATCAAATGATACTGATATTGATTGGCAATCAACATATTCATCAAGAACTGGTAATATATTAACAGTCCCCCTAAATACCCAAGAATATATTGATAAGTTATTTGATGTGTATTTTGAATATAAAATAGCAGATATTAAATATACTCCACCAATATATTATTTTAATATTTTCATAGATGAGATAAATAAAATGGAATCTATTTTCATCAAAGAAATAAATAGAATTGAAAGAGATTTATCAGAAAAATTGGCATTACAGATAGCAAATAATCAAACTGGTATTGGATTTGCCCCAACAATTAAGAATGTTGTGGCTGTTATTATGGCATCAACAGAGGGGTTTTTAAGACTGCTTGATGATGTTCATAACAATGCTTGGAATGTTCGCTTGGATGAAGATAGAATATCATCAGTATTTGGGGATGAAAGAATTGATGATAATACAAATCAAGAAGAAATAGTATTTCCTTGGCCACAAGTTTATATAAAACCATCAGAGGAAAAGAAGAATAAATATGAATTAATTTATCCTGGGGATAATCAAATAATATCAAAAACTAAAGCATTCTTATTAAACAAATGGCCAGAAGTTGAATTTGTTGAAGAATATCTAAAAGGATATACAAAAAGATTGGACAAGCCAGCATTTGGAGATGTTTTTGGTGATAATTATGAGGGGGTATCAAGATTTGCACATAATTCTTTTGAATATCCATTTATTGATTTGCCTTATTTTAATTCATCACAAGTTCAATTTTTTTATGAATTATGGGATAGGCATTATACTGCATCATTTAATACGGGGTATTCATTATTATATAAGAATGCTTTGGGGAAACAAACCATAACAAATATAATTTCAAAAAATGAATCAAAAAATATTGAATTAGGTTTATCCACAAATTCAATAATGTTTTTTAACAAAATAAAAAATATTTTAAATTCACAAAATAATTTAAATGGGTTTAACTATGAGCAAACATTATTTGATATATCAAATAATGGTGTCAGTGAAAGATATCAAAAATATAAAGATGGATTTATAAATACAATATATTTGAATAGTGTATTTAATAATCCATCAAGGATATATAATATTGATACCTATAATGCATTATCTAGTAATTTCATTAACAACTTAACACCTACTGAAATTAAACAAATGTCATCAGCAGTTAAAACTATTCAACCATCTAATGACATTAAGTATATATATCCATTTAACAATTCAATTTGGGGATTAATTAATTTAAATTCTAATGGAATATCAAATAAATATAATACAAGTAGGACATTATTTTTTAATTCAGATAGAAATTTAATAACAAATTTTCGTGATATTAATGATATTATTAATAATAGACCTTTCAAGTATTTCCCAGAAATTGGGGATACAACATTAACATATGGTAATATATATCAAGACCAATATTCTTTTGAAAAATCTAGTTCAATATTAAATTCCCCCATCTTCATCAATTCAGTTCAATTGGGGATAAGTAAATGGAGAGCAAACAATAAAACACCATATGCTGAGGCGGCATATTTGTTTTTAATGTCATTACCATTATCAAATTTAACAGATTTTTTAATTAATAAAACAACGCAAGAAAAAAGTGGGTTTTTATTTTCTAGTTTTACAAAATACGCTGCAATACATAAATTACCATTTGCTTGGATATTAAAGTATGGTGCTATTTGGCATCGTTATAAAAAATATGTGAATGATGGGGTTGATATTTTGACAGATGTTTGGAAGGATTTTGATTATGTAAATAATTTTTATGGTAATACAACACCAAAATCATATACATTTAATTTAAATTCAACAAGTGAAACTATTGCAATAAATACAAGTACTAATGGGAATGAGAATACTGGATATTATCCCAAGACAATGAATGATTTTAATGTTTTTTTAAATGGGTATGATTTATTTACTGGATTTACAAATACAGAATTAGACACTACTATAAATAGGGGGTTCAAAGTTTTCAAAACAAATCAATATACTTTTAATGGATATAATGTAAATAACTGGACAACATTGGTACCTATTAACATTTACGATAGTATTTTATATCCAAATTATTGTCCAGACCAAAAAGTTGATATTAAGGGTAGGTATTATGTTTTACCATCATTTAATTCAGATTCAACAGATATTTCAAATACAACAGTAAATTATTTTACAGGAAAAAACACATTTAAGAATATCATACATAATGGTGCAATAAAAGTTTTATTGGCTGGGGATTTGGGAACATTTAATTTTGAAAATTTATTAATGCCAAAGCATGATGAATATTTTAATGTTAGGAAAGATGAAGATGCATTTAGTATAACATCAAATAGTGAAACAAAATATGCAAAAGTTGAGGATATGCTTTCAGTTTTTGATGCTAAAACTTTGAATATGTTTGAGAATGAGTTCTTGAACTTTTCAAAATCAATATATGATATTGTTTATGAAAATGAAGATATTGATATTAGATTACTTGGTTTAGATTATTCAGATGAAAAGACAAAGTATTCAAATTTCCAATTATTGTTTAGAGAATTAATGGAAGTTCCAGCAAATACAGCAAATAAAAATAATGATTTGTACTTTAAAGAAATTAAAGAATTTCAAAAGAATAATTTTTCCAAAATAATTAAAGATTTTTTAAATTATGATGTTTTGTTTAAGTATGGAAATCCAAGTGGGTATAATAAATATTATTATAATTCATTTATTGACCATATTGGGGGAACATCAAATATAACAAATCCATTTAGGTTTAAAGGTTATGTTGTTGGTACATTACCCCCAGATTCCAGATTAATAACGTCAAGAAGTTTAAAAGAAAAAGAATGGAAAGCATTACAATTAAATGTTGGGTTTTCAACCATCGATGACTTGGCATATACTAATGATGGATCATATATCACAGATTTCTTTATAGCAAATAACATTGAATTTAGTGAAGAGAATATTATTAATTTAGCTCCTATCATTAAAATATATGCTAGCCAAAAGATAATTAATCCAAATATGAATAGGAGTGATTTTTCAACCATTCTGGTTAATGAGCAAAATATTATGGATAATATGGTTAGTGACTCAATAACAAATACTTTACAAAATGTTAAAAGCATTGTTAATAATAAAGATATTATTGAGATAAGCACACTTGATACAGTATTGAATAGTAAAATATCAAAATATGATTTGTATGAAACATTTAAGGCAATAAATGACAAATGGATATCGGGTAATGATTATGTTACAAATACTCTTTTTGAGGATGTTCTTTTTTTAGATAGGGGTGCAAGGAACATTGGTGATTTATATTTTGTTGATATTTTTGATTTAAAAAAGATATTAAATGGTAAAAACATTAATTTAGAAACACCAGTTTTTAATTTTATTGGAGGATTAATGACTAAAAATAATTTTAACATTTTTCCTATGCCATCATATGTTAATTTTTATGGAACATTATCACCTGGAGATAATGTTAATGATGTGATAGAAGGTTCAACAATTATTGCAAATGATACTTGGGGGAATTTTACAAGTGTGGATTATAGAAAATCAGGACCAAAATTGGTTTGTGTTTATGCTGGTAGGGGGTCAACAACTTTAAATACAAAAGATAGTAAGAATATTAGATATGGTGATGATTCTTTTGATATGGAAAAAGAAACTGAATTGCCTTTCTTGGAGGATCAAAGAAATAAATCAGATTGGGCATTATCAAATAAATGTGTTAGTTTTTTGGTTGATGCTGGTATTAGAAACCAAGCAATCTTTTATGGCATATCTGTTTCACAAGATGGTGGAACAGCCACAGCAGAATCATTGCAAATGATTGAGACTGTGAGGAATAATGTGGGTAATAGTGGTGTTTCAACTCAAAATAATTCATTATTAAATTTGTATAAAAATTTAAGTTATAAGGCAACTGTTGTTTGTTTTGGGAATGCAATCATTCAACCAACAATGTATTTCAATTTGCAACATATACCATTATTTAATGGACCTTATTTTATTACAGAAGTTTCACATGAAATATCCCCTGGAACATTTGAAACAACATTTTCTGGAGTTAGACAAAGTATTTATGCTCCTCCTACAGTTGATACTTATTTGGCAAGTATTAATGAAAACTTATTAACCAAATTAACTAGTAGATTTGCAAAGGCAATAGAGCAAGAAAAAGAGGCTTCAGATAATGCTATAAAGGAAGCGCAAAATAGTGTTCCAGTTCCAAATACATTATGTTCTACATCATTATCTACTGAATATTCAGAATATGAATATATAAATTCAGCAACAACAAATAATTATAGTGCACAAGTTTTCTATGATTCTTTATCAGGAATTACTGACACTAATATTAAGAATACAATTTATATATTTTCTTATTTGGCATCATTTAAAAATAATAATTTTGTTGGTTATAATTTTAATTTTGGTAATGTTTGGTTGACCTATAATAGGGGTGATTTAGAACTTGAAACATATTTTTGTGCAAAAGATATAACATCTGAAATTAACAGACCTTTTGCAATGTTTGAAAATCTTCAAAAATACATTGATTTTATGTCAAATGCTGTTAAACCAGTTAATAGTGTAATTTCAGATATTGGTAATTATTTAATTCCATATACAGCATATTGGTTATATGGTGGTATAGTTGGAGGGGAACAAGAGGCTATATCATCTTTATATGTTCAAAATTTAAAAACAAATGGGGTTTTTGATAAATTAGAAAAAAAATTATTTGAAGCACTTAGAAGTTTACGTAGTGTATCACCAGCCCCCCCAACAGAGGTTGTTAAACTTAGCACCATTAATGCTGATAATGGTAGAAAAAATAATGATAAATTAAAAATTGATTGTGAATTTACATATAGAAATCCAAGATTAACAATTAAACCAAAACTTAACTTTTTGAATACATTTGAAATTTATTTTGAAAGTAAAAATGTTAATGACTTGTTATATATGGAAAATGTAAATAAATTAGTTGAAAATGAATTATTATTATTATATTCAGTAGGAACTATGTCAACAATTGAGGACACAAAAATTGATGTTATATCTGGTGCAACTTCATCATTTAAACTTACATTTGATTTAATGAATAGTACTAATGCTTATACTGGATTTAAAATAGTTGCAACAAAAGATGCTACATTTACAGAAAATAATTTAGAAGATATGATAAAATCAAATCAAAATTATAATAATGCTGATGTGATTCAAAATGGAAAAAAGTATGATAATGTGGCATTAGGATTTAAATATTATAATGCCCAATATACAAAATACAACTTATATCCAAATTATTAATTTTTTTTCAAAAATTTAGATATTTATTATTAAAATATTTTTATGGAGAATTTAGACAGATATTTAAATAAACAAAATAGTAAAGTACTTGAGAAAATTCTTGATGATGGTAGTAAAGAGGTGTGTGATATTATTACAGGGGAATGCTCTATTTATCAAGAGAAAGATGGTTTAATTGAAAGAACTGACAATTATAAAATTGCAAACAAGCACATTAAAGTTAAAACTGTTGCTGGTATAAAAGAATTATTAAATGATTAATAAAATGGAAATTGATAAAAAAATATTACAAGAGATACAAAGATATCATAAAATAAATAAATACATTTTGGAGCAAGATGCTACTTTACCCCCACCGCCACCACCTATGGATGACCCAAATGCTGCACCAATACCAAATGCCCCATTAACCCCACCAGGAGAAGTTTCACCAATTCCACCAGGGGGTGCAGAAGATGCTTTAAGCACAGCGAATCCACAACCAATTGATGTTGAGACTGATGAAGATGTTACAGTTATTGATGATGAAGGGGATAGTGAAGAAAAGGGTGATGAGGTTGATTCAGAAGAATTAGATATTACTGATTTGGTTACCAGCCAAAAAAATATAGAATCAAAACAGACTGAATATTTTGATAATTTATTTTCACAAATTACCAAGTTGGAGGAGAAATTAGCCCAAATGGATAGTATCTTTGAGAAGTTGAATGCCATTGATTCAAAGGTTGAAAAATATCGTGAAAAAACTCCAGAGGAGAAACTAGAGTTAAGAACTTATGATTCTTATCCATTCAATCAAAAATTATCTCAATTTTTTGACGACAAACAAGTTGAAATGGAAAAGAGTGGAAAAAATGATTATGTTTTAACATCAGATGATGTGGTAAATATTAATCCAAATGAGATAAAGAATTCATTTGGTTCTATGGATGATGAAGAGGATGATTTTATGAGTGATAATAATTATAATTTCAGAAGATAATTTATTTTAATATTTTATAAAAAAGGGGGTAACACCCCTTTTTTTTTCTGATAAAGTTACCTATCATTGTTATGTAATATTGTTGTAAACAAAAACTATATAATATGTCAAATTTAGATGCCATAATGGCGCAGTATGAAAAAAACCAAAAAGGGGACTCCCAAAAATTATCGCAAGAGGACAGAATGAAACGTTATTTTACGTTATTGCTTTCTGACAAAGAAAACACAGGACAAAGGAGAATTAGGATTTTGCCTACAACTGATGGATCATCTGTATTTAAGGAGACTTGGTTTCATGAATTACAAGTTGGGGGGTATTATCAAAAGATTTATGACCCAGCAGGTAATGACAATGAGGCATCCCCATTGAATGATGTTTACCATGCGTTGAAAGCAACCAAACGCAAAGATGATGATGAATTAGCCAAAGATTATAAGGCTAAACTATTTTATGTTGTTAAGGTTATTGATAGAGACAAGGAAGAAGAAGGGCCAAAGTATTGGAGATTTAAGCACAATTATAAGAAGGATGGTATTTTAGACAAGATGATACCAATCTTCAGAAACAAGGGGGATATTTCTGATATTGATAATGGGAGAGATTTGATTATTGAGTTAGTAAAGTCAAAAAGCCCAAAAGGAAAGGAATATACAAGTGTTTCCACAATTATGTATGATGACCCAACACCTATATCTACAGATGCTAATTTAGCAAAAAAATGGGTAGACGATGAATCTACTTGGAGAGATGTTTATAGTAGAAAACCAGTAGAATATCTTGAAGCAATTTCAAGAGGGGAATCCCCAAGATGGGATGAATCCCAAGGTAAGTATGTTTATTTAAACACATCAAATTCTGAAGCATCCTTTGGTGGGGCAACTGTTGCAAAAAACGCAACAGTTAAAGAAACAAATGTGGTTGTTGAGGATGACTACAATGATGATGAATTACCATTCTAATTAAACTAAAATAGATTTTTTGCGCAAAGTATTGTTTTATGGTACTTTGTGCAAAAAATATCTTTTCTTAAAAAAAATATAATATGGCTATAAAGAAAAAAGTATCAGTAAGTAATATTGATGCTATTAAGGATAAGTTTTCTACAAAAACAAAGTATAAGCCTGAAGATTATTATTCTTGTGGTGATGCTTTTTATAATGCTTGTGGTGTACCTGGTCCTGTTATGGGGGGTATAAGTATGTTTTTGGGACATTCCAATACAAGTAAGACAACTGCTATGATATTGGCTGCTGCTGACGCCCAGAAGAAGGGTCATTTACCTATTTTTATTATCACAGAAAAGAAATGGAATTGGGCACATGCTGTTGAATTGGGGTTGAATGCTGAAATTAATGAAGATGGTGAGTGGGATGGTGATTTCATTTTTAATGATTCATTTGATTACATTGAGCAGATGACAGAATTTATAAATGAAATTTTGGATGCACAAGAGAAAGGAGATTTACCTTATTCTGTTTTATTTTTGATTGATAGTATTGGTTCAATACCTTGTAAGATGACCTTTGATGGAAAGGGGGGTAAGATGCACAATGCTGCTGTTCTTGCTGACAAGGTTGGAATGGGTTTACATTCAAGGATTTCAAAATCAAAGAAAGAAGATTACCCCTACCATAATACCTTGGTTGTTATCAATCAACCTTGGGTTGAATTACCAGATTCTCCATTTGGTCAGCCAACAATTAAAGCAAAAGGTGGTGAGGCTCTTTGGTTGGCATCTTCTTTAATATTCTTATTTGGTAATCAGAAGAATTCAGGCATTAACCATATAACAGCAACAAAGAACGGCAGAACAGTTTCTTATGCTATTAGAACAAAGATTTCAATATTGAAAAACCACGTTACTGGTATTGCATATAAAGATGGTAAGATATTAGCCGTACCTCAAGGATATTTGCCAGATACAAAAGAGGCAATTGAAAAGTATAAAAAAGAATATTCCCAATATTGGAATGGTATTTTGTCTGGTGATGGTGATATTACCTTTTCAGAAAAAGATGAAGAAGACGCTATAATTTTTGAATAAGATGAAGAAAACCCTACTAATTGATGGCAACAACCTATTTACAATAGGTTTCCACGGAGTAAGAGAATTCTATGCCGATGGTAAGCACATTGGTGGGGTTTTCCATTTTTTAAACACAATTAGGTTATTTCTTGAAAAACATAATCATGATAAGGTTGTTGTATTTTGGGATGGGAATGAGAACTCATTAATAAGAAAACAAATATATCCAAAATATAAGGAGAATCGCAAGATTTCAATGGATGAACATAAGTATGAATCTTATTTATATCAGAGGGAACGAGTTAAGGATTATCTTGAAGAAGTTTTTGTTAGACAATGCCAGGTGAATCAGAATGAGGCTGATGATTTGATTGCTTATTATACACAAATAGCTAAAGGTGAAAAGATGATTATTTTTTCAGCAGATAAAGATTTAACTCAATTGATTGGGGAAAATGTTACAGTGTATTCACCAAGTTCAAAGACATATAGTAAGAATGGGGATTTGATTCATTTCAAGGATATTGACATACCCCATAATAATGTCTATATTTATAAAGTAATTGTGGGGGATACTTCTGATAATATTGATGGGATATCTAATTTTGGGGAAAAGAAATTAAAAACATTCTTTCCTAATTTTGAGAAGAGAGATTACCAGTTGGATGAAATATTAAATGAAGCAAAAGTTTTGCTTGAAGAAAAAAAGAATAAATCTCTGGATAATTTGGTGTTAGGTATTAGCAAATCTGGTTTTGCTGGAGAAGAGTTTTTTGATAAAATTGGTAGAATAATTGATTTAAAAAATCCATTAATAACTGATAACGGAAAGGAAATGGTTAATGAGATTTGCAACGATAAACTTGACCCAACAGATAGGAGTTATAAGAATTTAATGAAATTAATGAATGAGGATGGGTTCTTTAAGTTCCTTCCAAAGAGGGATGATGCGTGGGTTGATTTTGTTAGACCATTTATGAAATTGAGTAGAAAAGAAAGAAAAAATTAATAATTAAACAACATTTTATGAAACAGAATGAAACAACAAAGGTGGAATTTTTATTGACATTGAACAACAACATTATTGTTCAGAGGTTTTTAAACATTAAAAATATTAATCCAGATGCAAAAGATTCGGTAGAATTGTATGATTTTGTTAAGTATTTTTCAGAAGATTTGGAGAAGTATTTAAAGATGAAATCAATTGGCTATTTGGTGGACAACAAAGATAATATTTTGTATGACCCCACAATAATGGAGACGTCATCAACAGATGAGGCTGAATTTTTTAATATTTATGTTAAAATTTCTGACCAAGTTATTTCTCACAGGATAATTGATGGCAAGCTTTATCCACCAAAGGTAAGATACACAGTTGATATTCGTAATTTTATTAAGGAAACATTAAAAGAATTAACAAACATTTTAATTAGTGAAAATTTAACACACGAGTATTTAGAAAAGAATTTATTGTCTAACTATTAATAATTTTTTTATGTCAAAGAATTTTGATTATTTGGGGCAGACGTTCCAACTACAATTAATCAATCAGATTATATTAGATAAGGAATTTGCTAGGGCAATATTGGACTTTATTAAGATATCTTATTTTGAGAATAAGTATTTCAAATTAATCATTCAAATGATTAAGGAGTATCATAAGAAATATGATGCTGCCCCCAACTTTCAAACATTGGAAGTTGTTGCAAAGTCTGAAATATCACAAGAATTGGCTTTAAAAATTGTTATTGATACCATAAGTAAGATTAGTTCAGCACCACTTGATGGTGTTGAACTTGTCCAAGAAAAGGCACTTAAATTCTGCAAACAAGAAGAGGTTAAGATTGTCTTGGAAAGAGCACAAAAAGTTATCAATGAGGGTGATTTTGAATCTTATGACCAACTTGAAGAATTATTAAGATATGCACTTCAGGTTGGGGTTAAAGAAACAAATGGTTTTGAAGTTTTCAATGATTTGATTGGTGTATTAGATGAGGATTATAGACACCCCATACCAATGGGCGTGAAGGGTATAGACGTTCTCTTAAAGGGGGGTTTAGCCAAGGGTGAGGTTGGTATTATATTTGCAGGTCCAGGTATTGGCAAATCAACTCTATTGACCTTGGTTGCAAACACAGCTTTCAATAATAACTATAATGTTTTGCATATATTCTTTGAGGATAATCCCAAGATTATACAAAGAAAGCATTTGACTCTTTGGACTAAAATATCCCCAGATGAACTGCCTAATAACAAAGAAATAGTATTAGAAACTGTTAATAATATAAAAGAAACCCACACAAATAAATTAATATTAAAGAAATTGCCATCTGATACTTTAACAATGAATCAGATTAAGAATCAAATTAGAAAGGTTATTGCTGATGGTATTAAACTTGATTTGGTTGTTTTGGATTATATTGATTGTGTTGTACCTGATAGACAAGGTAATGATGAGTGGAAAAATGAGGGATCTGTTATACGTCATTTTGAGGCAATGTGCCATGAGTTAAATATTGCTGGATGGCTTGGTACACAAGGAAATCGGTCTTCAATTTCTGCAAATGTGGTAACAAACGACCAGATGGGGGGTTCAATTAAGAAAGCCCAGGTTGGACACGTTATTATTAGTATTGCAAAAAGTCTTCAGCAAAAGGAGATGAATTTGGCCACAGTTGCCATTACCAAATCAAGGATTGGAAAAGATGGTATAGTATTTGAGAATTGCAAGTTTGATAATGAAATGCTTGAAATTGATACAGATACAACCGCAACATTCCTTGGATTTGAAGAACAACAAGTTGAACGTAAGAAAGAAAGGATTAAGGAGTTATTGGTTAAGAAAAATAGCAATGATAATTTTTTATAAAAATTTGATTTTATAATTAAAATTGAATACTTTTATTTTCTGGTTTTATATTTATCTTAACCAAATAAAAAAAGGAATATGAAGAACATTTTTGAAAAGAGGGTAAATATTTTGCCTTATGAATATCCATCTTTATTAGCATATAAGGATGCTATAAGACATGCTTACTGGTTGCACAGTGAATTTAATTTCACAACTGATATTGATGACTATAAAACAAAAATATCAAATGAGGAGAGGGAAGTTATTAAAAGGTCAATGTTGGCTATTGCACAAATTGAGGTGAATGTCAAAACATTCTGGGCTGACTTATACAAGAGAATGCCAATAACTGAAATTGGTGATGTTGGTATGACGTTCTCCGAAAGCGAAGTTCGACACAAGGATGCTTATGCACAATTATTACGAATTCTTGGATTAGAAGATGAGTTTAAATCAGTTATTGAAATCCCTGCCATAAAGAATAGAATTAGTTATCTATCAAAATATTTGGATGGTACAAGGAGTAAGGAGAATAAAATGTACACAAAGTCTATATTGTTGTTCTCATTATTTATTGAACATGTGAGTTTATTTAGCCAGTTTTTAATTATGATGTCCTTTAACAAGGAGAAAAATCTATTCAAGGGTATTTCAAATGTGGTTGAGGCAACCTCAAAGGAGGAAGAAATTCATGGTAATTTTGGTTCAGAACTTATCAATATTATCAAGGAAGAAAACCCAGAATGGTTTGATGCTGAATTTGAGGAATTGATTGTTTCTGCTTGTCATAAAGCATATGCTGCTGAATGTGGAATACTAGATTGGATATTTGAAAATGGTGAATTAAGTTTCTTATCAAAAGATACAATTAAACATTTCATTCAGAATAGATTTAACAACTCATTAAGTAGAATTGGAATGAAGCCAGTATTTGAGGTTGATTTTACAGAGATTGAGAAGACGTTATGGTTTGATGTGGAGATTTTATCAACAAAGGAGGGGGATTTCTTCTATAAGAAATCGGTGGATTATAATAAAAAAAGCAAGAGCATAACAGAAGATGATTTATTTTAAAAAACAAATATAATGAATAAAGAAAAATATTATTGGTTAAATGATGAGAGTAGGCTTTTCTTATCAAGGGGGTATATAAATGAAACCCCCGAGCAAAGGATTAAAGATATTGCTAATAAAGCAGAGGGGTATTTAAAAATTGATGGGTTTGCTGTTAAATTTGAGGAATATATGGCAAGGGGTTTTTATAGCCTTTCTACACCAGTATGGATTAATTTTGGTAAAGAAAAGGGGTTGCCTATATCCTGTTATGGATCCAATATTGATGACACATTAGATAGCATTTTAAATGCTGGAAGAGAGATTGGTATGATGTCAAAATATGGTGGTGGAACTAGTGCTTATTTAGGTAATATTAGAGCAAGGGGAACTAAAATATCAACAGGTGGTACAGCAGATGGACCAGTTCATTATGCAAGGGTGTATGACACAGTAGTTGATGTATGCAAACAATCAGAGGCAAGAAGGGGTGCATGTGCAGTTTGGTTGCCAGTTGAACATGAGGATATTATGGAGTTTCTTGATATTGGATCAGAGGGCAATCCAATCCAGAATTTACAATATGGTGTTACTGTTACAGATAATTGGATTAATGATATGAAGGGGGGAGACCCAAGCAAGAGAAAGATATGGGCAAAAATTATTCAAAGACGTAATGAGTTTGGTTTTCCATATATTATGTTTAAGGATAACTCAAACAATAATTCCCCCTACAAAGAGTTGGGTATGGAGATAACTGCAAGTAACTTGTGTTCCGAAATTCAATTGCCGACAGATTCATTAAACTCATTTGTTTGTTGTTTAGGTTCATTGAATTTACTTCATTGGGATGAGATAGTTGAGACTGATGCAATTGAGGTTTACACAATGTTCTTAAATGCAGTTATGGATGAATTTATATTGAAGTCAGGTAAAATGGCTGGTATGAAAAGGGCTAATAGATTTGCATCACAGCATAGAGCAATTGGTTTGGGTGTTTTAGGATATCATTCATTATTTCAATCCAAGTTAATACCATTTGAATCTTTGATGGCAAAACAATTAAATCATCAAATATTTAAAATAATTAAAGAGAAATCAGAATTGGCTTCAAAATATTTATATGAAGAGAAGGGATATAAATGTTTAAGAGAGGGTTATGCCAACACAACATTAATTGCTATTGCCCCAACCAAGTCAAGTTCATTTATTTTAGGGCAAGTAAGTATGGGTATTGAGCCAATCAAATCAAATTATTTTATTAAAGATTTGGCTAAATCAAAAACAATTTATAAGAATCCATTTTTGGATATTGAATTGGATAAGTATGGTTTAAATACGCCAGAAACCTGGGAGAGTATTTTGAAGAAAGATGGATCAGTTCAGCATTTGGATTTTCCCACAAAAGAGGTGTTTAAATCATTTATTGAAATATCACCAAAAGAATTGATATTACAAGCAGCACAGAGGCAAAAATTTATTGACCAATCACAGTCATTAAATTTGATGATACATCCATCAGTTCCAGCAAAGGATATAAATCAATTATATCTATATGCTCATGAAGAGGGGGTTAAGACGCTTTACTATCAGTTTAGCCAAAGTTCAGCACAATCATTTGCAAGAAATATTAATGAGTGTGTGAGTTGTGAATCGTAGATTTGATACAATTTGTTAAATAAAAAACCCCCAGCCTATTAGTTTAGATTTGGGGGTTTTTAATATTAGTATTGATTTAAACTTATTTGCCACTCAATGTATCATAAAAATCTTCAAGTTTTGATAAATCAGATTTACTAAATGCAAAATTAGTATTCTCAAATTTATCTTTCATTGTTGAAAGTTTATCCATAATTTTGTTAATCATAGATATTGCTTTTTTACCAGTTGTTGCTTTACTTTCTTTATGGTAGTCCATAAAAAGGCCTTCACTTCCTTTATCTTCAACAATTCTTTTAACTAGTTTATTTAAACCAGCTTCTGTTAATCTTATTGTTCTCATAATTTTTTTTATATAAATATACAATAAATTAAAATAGTTTACAAATTTGTGAAAAAGATATATTTATATTTAAATGAGTTATAATGGCTGAAGGTTTTACATATGGTGTTGATTTCCCTTTTGATACATCTTTAAGGGGTGATGCATTAAAGATGACAGAATATATTGGTGATGAGATAAGAGCGTCATTATTACATTTGTTATTAACAAGAAAGGGTAGTAGATATTATTTACCAGATTTTGGAACAAGGCTATATGAATTTTTATTTGAACCTTTGGATATTGTTTCATTTGATGTTATTGAGGCAGATATTAGAGATTCTGTTGCCAAATACATACCAAATTTAACTATAATAAATATTGTTATTGAACCTTTGGATGTTAGTGAAGAGGTTAATACATCAAAATTAAATATTGATGATTTTGGTTTAAAACCATCTGACAAGATATATAGATCACCGGGTAATGGTACTTATCAAAATACAGCAAAAATAAAAATTGAATTCACATCAAACACAAATGCGTTTGCTGGGAGTGATTTTGTGGTTATAAATATATAATATGGCAGATAGACAAATTTCATATGG